TTACTGTGATAAACCTGTGCGCAGTAAGGACTTTATCTCGTATTGGGAAGGTGAAAAGATTAAATGTAGGGAAGGTGTTATATACAAAAACAAAGGAGTAACCTGGTATTTAACGCGTGACTACTATATGTGGTTAAACTTCCTGCCTATTTATGACAAAGAGGAGAAGAAGTACGGTTTTGCTAAGGTTAGGGACGCACAATATCATATGGCTCTATATGAGATAATGGCTGAAATAAACTACAAACATGTAGCCATCCTAAAGAAAAGACAGATAGCGTCATCTTATTTCCACATGGCCAAGCTACTTAATGCTTACTGGTTTGAAGAAGGTTCAGTGTGTAAGATAGGTGCTTCACTTAAGGATTACGTAAATGACAAGGGTTCTTGGAAATTCTTGGATGAGTACTCGGCCTTTCTTAATGAACATACAGCGTGGTATAGACCAAGTAATCCAGGGAAGGTTCTACTATGGGAACAAAAGGTTGAAGTAAGGATCAATAACCGTAAGACATTCAAAGGGTTACGATCTAAGATACAAGGTGCATCATTCGAGAAGAATGCTACAGCAGGTGTTGGTGGACCCTGTAGTTTCTTTTTCCATGAGGAGGCAGGCATTGCACCAAAGATGGATAAGACCTATGAGTACTTGCGTCCTGCAATGTCTTCAGGGATGGTAACTACTGGTCAATTTATTGCTGCGGGATCTGTAGGAGATTTAGATCACTGCAAACCTTTGAAGAAAATGATTCTTAATCCTGAAGCTAACGGTATTCTAGGTGTCGAGACAGACCTCATGGATGATAAAGGAACTTTGGGAATAGCGGGATTATTTATTCCAGAACAATGGTCTATGCCCCCTTTCTTAGATCAGTTTGGTAATTCTAAGATTGAAGAGGCTTTGATCTCTATTAAAAAAGAGCGTGATGCATGGAAAAAAGATCTAGAAGCTGAACAGTACCAACTTAGGGTCTCACAAAAACCTATTGATATAGCCGAGGCCTTTGCCTATAGAAAAGAGTCAATATTCCCGCAAGGTTTTCTGGCAAAACAGATGAAGCGTATAGAAGACAAGGAGTATTCCTTTGAACTATTAGATCTGGAAGAGACAGAAGGTAAAATAAAGGCTAATGTATCAAGAAGAATACCTATTACTGAATTTCCTGTTAATAAAAAACAGGAGGACAAAAGAGGCGTACTGAAGGTATGGGAGCGTCCTATTAAGAATCCTGATTTTGGTACTTACTATGCTTCTGTTGACCCTGTGTCAGAAGGGAAAACTACTACATCAGACTCTTTGTGTAGCATTTTTGTCTATAAAAATCCCGTAGAAGTTACTAAAGAAACCCCCTCGGGTTTAGAGACCTTCATAGAAGGTGACAAAATTGTGGCCTCCTGGTGTGGTAGATATGATGATATCAATCAAACACATGAACACTTAAGACTTATTATAGAATGGTATAATGCCTGGACTATCGTTGAGAACAATATTTCGCTGTTTATACAATATATGATAGGAGAAAGAAAACAGAAGTATTTAGTACCTAAGAGTCAAATAGTATTCCTAAAAGAGTTGGGATCAAACAGAAGCGTGTTCCAAGAGTATGGATGGAAGAACACGGGTACCTTATTTAAGAATCACTTAATTTCTTATGCTATTGAGTTTATCAGAGAAGTTACACATGAAGAAACTGGGGAAGATGGTGTAATATATAAAAAAACATATGGTGTAGAAAGGATACCTGACCCAATGTTGATTACTGAAATGTTACAATATTTTCCAGGACTTAACGTGGATAGGTTGGTAGCATTTGCTGCTTTAGCTTCATTTGCTAAAATGCAGCATGCCAATAGAGGATACGTTAAAAGGAGAGAAAGGGATAAATCATTGGAAGTTTTGGATAAACCGCAAAAAAGACGTAAATTAAATACGAGTCCTTTTAGGAATATTGGTAAGGGTAAATCTAAAAATACAAGCCGTAATAAAAAGAACCCATTTAAAAATATAGGATAATGATAGATTATGAGATGACGTGTTCGGACCCTAACATAACCGATATAGCGTATATTTATATAGAGTACTGAACATCAGACTAACATGAAACTATATAACGCACTTGACCTCAAGAAAGGGGCTAAAGTTGACAAGTCTCCCGTCAATGCATCTTTGACGCAACCCTTGCAATTTATTTCTTCAAAGAAGAAAGATAATGATTGGGCTGCTTGGAATTTAGATTGGCTTGAACTAAAAGGGATGGACCAACTTAAAAAAAACGCGCGTCGTTTACTTAAGAACTATAAACTGGCAAAGGGTATTATAGATAAGACGGACTACATCATAGAAGAGGATAATGAGTACGCTGATTTTATGGACGTGTTAACAAAAGAGGATGAGACGGCATTAGAGTTAAAGTTTTATCCTATTATACCTAACGTTATAAATGTCTTAGTTGGAGAGTTCTCTAAGAGATACAATAAAGTACAATTTAGGGCAGTTGATGATACTTCCTATAATGAAATGTTAGAGTCAAAGAGGTCGCTCATTGAAGAAAACCTGCTGACTGATGCACGTAATAAATTAACCATGGCGATGGTTAGTCAAGGCGCTGATCCTGAATCAGAAGAATTCAAACAAGAGATAGCACCTGAAAAACTAAAAACACTTCCTGAAATAGAAGACTTCTTCTCTAAAGACTATAGGAGTTTGGTGGAGGAATGGGCGTCACATCAATTGAATGTTGATGAAGAGCGTTTTAAAATGGCAGAGCTTGAAGAAAGAGCATTTAAGGATATGCTTATATGTGACAGAGAGTTCTGGCACTTTAAGATGAACGAGGATGATTATGATGTTGAGTTGTGGAACCCCGTATTAACCTTCTATCAAAAATCACCAGATTCAAGATACATTTCAGATTCTAACTTTGTAGGGAAATGTGATATGATGACTGTTGCTGATGTGATAGATAAGTATGGTTATCTAATGGATGAGTCTCAGTTAAGAAGCATGCAGAATTTACATCCTGCAACAAACTCTAAATACCTGCTCAATGGTATGCAGAATGACGGATCTTATTATGATGCTTCTAGATCACATGCTTGGAATACAGAAGCACCCGGATTAGATTACAGACGTCTTATGTCAAATCACGGAACTAATCCTAGTATGGAAGGTGACGTAGTCCAATGGATACTTAGCGAAGGCGGAGACATTTCTGATTGGGGAGATTCTGATATGATGCGAGTGACAACAACTTATTGGAAAACACAGCGTAAGGTAGGTCACCTTATTAGAATAACACCGGAAGGAGAAATTATTCAAGCAATAGTAGATGATGCGTATAAGGTTACAGAAAAGCCTACTTACAATACTCACTTATTTAAGCAGAAGACAAAAGATAACCTTATTGAGGGAGAGCATATAGATTGGTTGTGGATAAACGATGTATGGGGTGGAATTAAGATTGGTCCTAATGTTCCTACAGCGTGGAGAACTGAAGACCATGATATTGACCCAATTTATATAGGGATAAATAGAAGTAAACCAGGACGGGTGCAATACCAATTTAAAGGAGAAGGTTCTTTATATGGATGTAAACTACCTGTAGAAGGACGTATTTTTTCTGATCGTAATACACGCTCTACGTCATTAGTTGACTTAATGAAACCTTATCAAATAGGTTATAATATGGTTAATAACCAAATTGCAGATATACTTGTAGACGAGTTAGGTACTGTAATTATGTTTGATCAAAACGCTTTACCTAGACACTCTATGGGAGAAGACTGGGGAAAGAATAATTTAGAAAAAGCTTACGTAGCAATGAAAGACTTTGGTATGATGCCATTAGATACGTCTATCACTAATACAGAAAATGCTGTAAACTTTAACCATTACCAAACTCTTAATTTAGAACAAACGGGTAGATTAATGTCTAGAGTGCAATTAGCTACTCACTTTAAGCAACAAGCCTTTGATGCTATAGGAGTCAACCCTCAAAGATTAGGAGCGCCTATTGCACAACAGACTGCAACAGGTGTAACACAGGCTATGAATCAGTCTTACGCTCAGACAGAAATGTACTTTACACAACACGCAGATCACTTAATGCCTAGAGTACACCAAATGAGAACGGACCTTGCTCAGCATTACCATAGTACAAATCCTTCAGTACGTCTTACTTATATGACTACTGAAGCAGAAAAAGTTAACTTTACTATTAATGGTAAGGAACTTCTACTAAGAGATTTTAATGTATTTGCTACAACTAAAACAAATCACAGAGCCACATTAGAGCAGTTAAAGCAGATGGCTCTTCAAAATAATACTACAGGGGCTTCTATATACGATTTAGGTAATGTACTTAAATCTGACTCTATAGCTGAAGTGTCTGATATACTTAAGGATGCTGAAACTAAGCAAACTGCACAGAAGCAACAAGAGATGCAACAACAGCAGGAAATGCAACAACAGCAACTTGAGGCACAAAGAGCAGAAAAAGAAGCACAACGTCAATTTGAAACAGCACAACAAGAAGCTGAAAGACAAAAAGATATCACGGTTGCTGAGATTAGATCTGCAGGCTATGGAGCACAGGTTGACATAAATGAAAATAAAGAAAGTGATTTTCAGGATGCTATGAAAGACATCCGTCAGAGGGATCAATATAGAGAGCAGATGGACTTCAAGCGTGAACAAGCAACGGTCAACAATGCTGATAATAAAACCAAGCTTTCACTTGAGAAAGAAAAGTTAGCTACACAGCGTGATATTGCTAACAAGAACTTGCAAATAGCTCGTGAGAATAAAAACAAATATGACGTTAAAGACACGAAAGAAAAGAAGAAGAAGAAGTCTTAGCTATATACTGTGAAAAAATTATAATAATACCTCAAATGTCTAAGGTTTATTCTAGATGTTAAAGTATATTGTATATGTAATAACCATTAATTAAAACCAAAACAAAATGGCTAACGAAGAAAGTATGGAAACAACCAGTGTAGAAAAAGTAGAAATTAACCTCGATGAGATCTTTTCAGGAGCTCCCGGGGCAAGCTCTATTACACTACCTGAGGAAGAAGTAAAAAAACCAAATGTCTTCTCTAGAGGAGAGGAAGTAGATCTATCATTTTTAGATGAAAAGGAAGCTGAAAGTCCAAAAGAAGAAGTATCTGAGGATGAAAGTAACAAAGTTGAACCTGAAGGGAATACAGATGACCCAGTACAACAAGTATCCGCACCTAAAGAACCTGCAGTTACAGCTAATGAAGTTGATGAGATCCTTAATGAAGGATTAGAGTTAGCTGAAAAGGAAGATGACAAGTCAACCGCAAAAGGCAGACGTCGTATTGAAGGTATGTCAGATGTCTTTACTCAAATGATTGAAAAAGGACAAATAGTTCCTTTTGATGATGATAAAGAACTAGAAGACTATTCTGCAAAAGATTGGAAAGAACTTATCCAAGCTAATATGGATGAGAGAGCTAATAAGGTTAGACGTGAAACTCCTAAGCAATTCTTTGATAGCTTACCTCAGGAATTACAGGTTGCTGCAAAATATGTAGCGGATGGAGGACAAGACCTAAAAGGTTTGTTTTCTACGTTAGCGCAGGTTGAAGAAACTCGTAGTACTGATACTACTACTGTTGAAGGACAGTCACAGGTTGTGAGAGAGTACCTTGCATCAACAGGATATGGTACACCAGAAGATATTGAGGAAGAGATTGAAATTTGGAAAGACTTAGGTAAGCTAGAAAAGCAAGCTAACAAGTTTAAACCAAAGTTAGATAAGATGTCTGAAGCGGTTGTTGCACGTAAGCTCCAAGAACAGGAGATGAAAAGAGAACAACAACAAAAAGCATCTGAGAACTATATGGCTAGCGTTTATCACACACTAAAAGAAGGTAAACTTGGAGAGATAAAGGTTAATAAAAAGACGCAGTCTATGTTATATGATGGCCTAGTTAATCCTTCTTATCCATCTATTTCAGGACAGAACACAAATCTATTAGGTCATCTATTAGAAAAGTACCAGTTTGTAGAACCAAATTATACACTGGTATCAGAAGCATTATGGTTACTTGCAGACCCCCAGGGTTACAAGGACCAATTAAAGACACAGGGAACAAACGCGGCTGTAGAAGCTACAGTACGCAAGTTAAAGACTGCTCAAGCCAACAAGCAGGCCTCTTCAGGTGGTGAACCTAAGACGCAAGCAGCAGCACGCTCGCCTAAGCGCACTCTACCAAGGAGTAATAACATATTCAAAAGATTTTAAAAACAATTATTAATAAAAAAGTGAAAAAATGGCAACACCAGTTTTAAACAATGGTCTCTTTCTGAGGGACACAAACTACAACGCTAGTTCACATATTGATTCTTATCACTTAACAAACATGTTAGGTAATGCTGAACCAACCGATATGGGTCCTGTGGATCTATGGGCGATGACGCAGAAGGTAGAAATGCCTTTATACCAAATGGCATCTTTCGGAGGTAAGAACACAATTATGGTGGACAACGCTAGAGGAGAGTACAAGTGGCAAACACCTGTAGCTCAAGAATTACCTGTCTCTTTAGGGACTAATGCTACTGGCGATCAGGGAGCAGACGGAGTTCCTTTCCAGATCAAACTATCTAAAAGAGAGTTCGGTCACGGAGATATCATTACTTATGATAAGTATAATGGTATGGAGCTTTACATTACTGCTGATGATATCCTTCAAGTAGGTGACGGATGGGTATACACAGTTGAACTCGTTAACAACGATTCTACAGCTGGACTTGACAAGAAGTATCTTGCTGCAGGAACAAAGTTCTTCAGAAAAGGTTCTGCAAGAGGTGAGTACGGAGAGCGTTTCTCTGATATCTCTACTGGAGCAGGCTTCAGAGAGTTCTACAACTTCGTTGGTGGAGCAGAGGCTCACGTTCACTATTCTATTTCTTCTAGAGCAGATTTAATGCTCAAGGGTGGAATGAACGCTGATGGTACTGTACCAGTAACTGAGATTTGGAGAAACTTTGATAAGTCTGTTGACCCTTCTCTTTCTTCTATTGAGGACATCGCTTCTGCAATGGGTAAGGACTATGTTAAGAAGGCTTTTGATAATGGATCTCTTTCTAGAACGTTCTTAACGTCTATGGAAGCAGCTCACTTATCTAAAGTTGCTAATGACATCGAGACTTACTTAATGTGGGGACACGGTGGACGAATCAAGCAAGATGGACCAGATGATCTAAGATTATCAGTAGGTTTGTGGAAGCAGTTAGATAACTCATTCAAACGAGTGTACAACAAGTCTGGTTTCAGTCTTGATATGTTCAAGAATGAGCTATACAACTTCTACGCAGGTAAAGTTGAATTTGATGGACCAGATCCTAAGCGCGAGCTTGTTGTACAAACCGGTATCGGTGGTATGCAATTAGTTAATGCTGCAATTGCTGCTGAAGCTAATAATGCTAACGGTATGGTTACGCAAGCTGCTGATGTTGGTGCAATTACCGGAAAAGGTATGGATCTAGGATTCGGATTTGCTTACACAAGCTTCGTTATTCCTTTCTTAGCTAATGTTAAGTTTGTTCTAAACCCAGCGTTTGACAACCTTCATACTAATGACATCGAGAATCCGCTTATTGATGGACGTCCTCTTTCTTCTTACAGCTTCATCATCTTTGATGTAACTGAGGGAGGTAGTGACAATATCAACTTACTTAAGCTTTCTTGGGATAATCAGTTGAAGTGGTTCTACCAGAATGGTACAATGGACTACATGGGAAGAACTCAAGGTTTCGCATCTTCTGGACACTTTAATGGGTACAGAGTTATGATGACGCAGACTATGCCTGCAGTTTGGGTAAAGGATCCAACTAAAGTGCTTAAGATTGTTATGAAGAACCCTGTAACAGGAGGTTCATTTTAACGAGTGACTAATATATGAATAAGGAGGGGCCTCAGGGTCCCTCCATTATTCTTTTAAACCAAAATAATAAAACCAGAAAAAATGGAGGATTTAAATTTAACTATTATAGAAAAGTACCAACAAGGAAAGGCGCAAACAATTGCTATCCGTCCTTATTTTGACTCAGGTAAAGAAAATATGGGTCTAGAAAATTATAACATGACATTGTTTGAAGGTGTATGGCACCATGAAAGCCTTGCTTGTTTAGAAAGAAACGGCATCAGTAGGTATATAACTGGTCTGAATGAATTTGCACCCGAGGTTAAAATGCTTAAGGGAAATGCAAAAAAAGAAAAAATCAAAGAAATTAGAACAGTAGTTGCTCAACTTGAACAAGAGTTGGGTGCTAATGTTATTGACATAACGGATAAAGATTTCTGGAATAAGGTAGAGATACTCCGCCCTGACAACCATAAGTTTTGGGAAAAAATGTCTTTAAAATGCGGTAATGACGCTATGTATTTAGATCCTGCTATTGATCCTTATGACTTAATTAAAATGTACGCAATTGAGGCCGGTGGTTTTTCTATTGTTGCAAAGAGTCTTGAGGAAGCTAAGAAGACAGGATGTAAGTTTTACTTAGACAAAGTTAAAGAAACAACGGGAACTCGTACTAAGCTTTCTAAACTTAGAAATAGAGCCCTTGCTTCTCTTCAGAATCTATATGATACTGACACAACTAAGTTACTATATGTAACTAAAGTTACAGATGCTAACAGCACTCAGTATACAAAAGGAACGCCTGTGGATGTCTTGTATGAAAGTATGGATATGTATATCAATGGTGAAGGTGTTGAGTCGTCTAAGACACGTGCCGCAGAAACATTCATTGAAGTAGCTAACTCTACAATGGAAGATCTTAAGATAAGAGCCATGATTAAAGATGCTACTACACACGGTTTAATGTCTAGTAAGTCAGACGGTTTTATTTACGATAAATATTCAGGTTCTAAATTAGGTAAAAGACCTTCTGAAGTACTTGAGTTTTTAAAGAATCCACTTAACGACGAGACACTTGTACGTTACATGGCTGATATGGAAGAACTCTGGGAAAATTAAATAAGCTATGGACAACACCACACTGCAGATTAAATTTAAGCAACGGCTAAATAAATTAGCTAGTAACGACTATGACAACATTGAATGTTGGCAAATAGTTGAGGCTTTTAATAAAGCTCAGGTGGAGTGGTGTAGAAGACAACTCCATGGTAACAATATGTATAAAGAGGGGGATGAGGCATCTAAACGACGTGTAGATGACCTCCAACCTTTGCTTGAATCTGTTATACTAGAAGGAGAAGTTTTTGATGATTACTTTGAAGGAACTAACTTTCCTGATAATTATATGGAATTCAAAAGAGTAAGTGTTAATGCTACATCAGATTGTTGTGATGAAGCAAGAGCAATGACAGTTTACCTAGCAGAAGAAGCTAACGTAGATCTTATTATGAGAGACCCTCTCAAGAGACCTGATTTTGAATGGAGTGAAACATTTTGCACTATGGCTGCTAATACAGTTAAAGTATATAGAAAAGATTTTACAGTTGTAGAACCTACATTAACATATTACAGACAACCTGTAAGAATGGAAATACTATCTTGTCTTGATCCCTACACAACAATAGAGTCAGCCGTTGGTGTTGAATGTGAATTTAAGGATGATGTTGTTGAGTTAATTATAGATGAAGCAGTAGCCATTATAGCAGGTGACATAGACTCTGTTAATCAATACACAAGAGGGTCACAGTCAGCAGAGAAAAATAATTAATGAATTGGTTATTACATAATTAATTCTTATATTAATAAGGTAAGGATGAGAGTTCAGGTTTGGGTACTTTCATTCTGGTATAATTAAACCCATTCTTTTGTAAATAAAAAAGTCCTCTAAGTAAAGTAGGAGGCAATGAAAAAAAATGAGTTATTTTAATCACGCCTATAAGAAGACATTCTTGGCGCAAACTGTTGAGGCAGTCGATGGTGTAGCAACATCACTTCTTGCCGCAGGAGAAGTTGCAATAGTAGATGCAGCAGACTACAAATCAATAGTTATTAATGGATCTACTAATGCTCCAGATGAATTCCTTATTGTACAAGGAAACCTTAATGATGTTGACACTTTAGGTGGTAACCCTCTTCACGGTGGGTATGCTGAATCTATTAAGTCTAAGCTTATTAAGAAGAACTATGTAACTGCACTATGGAAAGTTGACGGAACATATGCTTCTGCTTCAACATCAGTTTCACTCTATGTTTCTGATGGTGCTTTTGGTGCTACTGATCATCCTCAAATCCGTATTGACTTAAAAGGTTCTGAGGTCTTAAGATCTTTAAATCGTAATGAGTACTTTATTGCGGATGCTACAGGATGTGGAGCATCTGGTGATGGTGACCTTACAGGACTTGAAGTTGTTACTGCTTGGAAAGATGCTATTAATGATGATCCTATCATGAGTAAGTTCGTTACTGCTACTGTTGCAGATGTGGTTGCTGCTGATGCTACAGTAGGTGCGCTGGTACCTGCTCAACTTGCAAGCTTAGTTATTACTGTTGATTACGCAGCAACAACGTTTCATGCAGATTCATTTGACACAAGAGACGCTTATAACACAGATCCTTTGACTTTAACTGTAAGTGCTATTGATGACGAAGGTGATGCTTGTGCATCTACCGCTATAGAAACAGCAGGACGAGTATGGACAGATGTTGCAGCCGGTACTGATTTAGTTCAAGTGATGCTTGCTGCAACAGGAGTCACTGATATAAGATTGGCACCAACTGTTACTGGAGAATGTGTACTAAGAGATCTTATCCAAGACGGTCGTTACAGACAAGATGGTGGATTTAATCAGGGTAATAAAGATTCTAACCGCTTCAGAGAAATTGAAGGAGGTAAGAAGATTGTAGATGCTATTGCAGTAGCAGATCCTTATTCAATATACTATCTACAACACAGTGTACCTCGTTTCAATAACCCTACAGGTGTTTTTGATAACGATCAG